TGGTGTCCAGGGCGCCGCGCACGTTGTCAGCGACGTCAGCCGAGCCTCGCGCCTCGACCCAATTGGAAAGCTCCAGGATGGCGGCTTCCAGGGCGAGTTGGTTTTCGTTGATCTTGAACAGTAGGGAGGGGAGCAGGTCTGAATTTGGCAAGGCGATTCCTCTGTGTGGTTGGGAAAAGCGTAGCAGTCAAAAAAGGATTGGTGTTCGGTCGGCAGGACGCCGGGGGGGAGGGCGTGACTTTTGCGTGACTCTCTCACGCACGTGTAAGTACTTGTGGGCATTCGATTGCAGCGAGCGCCAGTAAAAACGGCCATTTCACAAGGTCTTACAGGGGTACTGCGTGCATGGGGTGCTAGGGGTCTAGTGCAACCGCTTGCGCGTGTAGAGATATGCAGAAACGGCATACCTTTGGTTTCTCTCACCTCGCGCTGATCGCTTATTTATGAATCCAAATCAGAGGTTTTTCCGGGCCGCAATCTTCGAAGGGTAAGCGGGAACATTGGGCTACATGGCAGGCCAATAGGCTTGATTGCGGACCGGAAAACCTATTGAAAGCCACGGCCTGATTGATTTTCCCTTGGGACTTAAAATCCCCCGCTCGTAAGGGCGTGCCGGTTCGATTCCGGCTTCGGGCACCATGAATATCAAGGGCTTGCGTGAGATACCTCATGCAAGCCCTTATTTCTTTGCTCCGCAAAAACCAATCTCTGCTCCGCAATTCGTTATCGTTGGTCATTTCGTAGGCGTGACTTTCATGCCTTTGCGCATTCGAATGTACTGCTCTGTCATACCGACGGTGGTGTGCCCAAGTTGATCGCGGGCTGCCCGTATATTGCCTGTCGATTCCTCCTTGTCCGTCGCCGCCTTTGCCCGCAAATCGCGCATCTGAAAGTCAGCTTTTGGAATGCCAGCGGCCTCCCGCGCATCATCAAATCGTTTTCTGAGCATGCTGGTTGTCATCGGCTGACCGTTTTCCATTACAACAAGTCGAGTTGATCGAATCTTGTAACCAGTTTTGCGGGCCATAATCCGGGCGATTACAACTTTCAATTCGCCGACTATCTCAATGCGCCGTTTCACGCTGGTTTTCCCTTGTCGAACCGAAAGCTGCCCATCACGAATGTCCCGCTCGTCCATCTTTAAAGTATCGGCAACCCTTTGTGCTGTGAGATAGAAAAGATCCAGGGCATCTTTCAGCGGTTGCTCTGCGTGCTGATAGACCTTTAATAGAAGGTCATCCTCGACATAAACATCCCGCCCTGTCTCTTTGTTTCCTTTTATCCCTGAGCAAGGGTTTGCCAGTGCGGTGTAACCGCTCTGACGCGCGAAATTCCAGATTGAGCTGAGCAGCGCCTTTTCACGATTTGCCCGGACAGGGGCAGTTTTTGAGCGGTACCGCAGATACTGCCTTACATGCTGAGGCTCAATTGCCTCAAGCGGGGCAGGTGGATCGTTGAAGAAAACGAGCAACTGCTTCAATTCTCGCGCATTGTCTTTTTGGGTCGCGGGAGCCTTCGTCGGTACGACTTCCTTCATATAGAGATTTGCCACATATTCGAAAGTGAGTACTGTTTTCGCCAACTCAACCGAGACCCGGGATTTCTCGAGTTTGGCGTATTCGAAGATGGCTAATCCGTAATCAGACCCGAGTGGAATCTCCCTACGAGGCTTTGATCCGGTGTCGTAGTAGTAATAAACAACTCCACTACGCTGTTTGCGCTGCCTTAAGCGAGCGATGCTGCCCGGGTTTGATGGCTTACGACCCATTTATAATGCTTTCCTTGGCTGCCAGGTGGCGGGCGCCACTGATTGGTTCTGTTTGCTGTCGATCAATGCGGCTGTAGTGACACACGGCCATCCATTTCGTTTGATCGTGTGGCGGATGCCGTTATTGCCCAATACAGCCAATTGACCGGCTTTCGTCCGTGCAGCGGTCAGCTCACAGACCTGATCGTGCGTTAAAAACTCAATGCTGCTCACAACTCGCCTCCTTGGCGAAACGTTCAACGACTGACTCCTTGCGGGTCCTATGCGCATGTTCGTGTTCTATTTGTCCTGCGTCAGGCACTTTTGAAAATCCAGCAGCGCACGGTGGTTGGTTTCTTTAACATTGTGTTGCAGGCCGCCTGTGAGGCACGGACGGCGCTGTAAATGGCTTTATTGATCTCCTGCAACTTGCGGCTGCGGCTATCGACCAGCAACGCGCGCAACGTCTTGAGGTCAGCCAGGTTCTGTCGATGCTCGCCAGCCTTTTCGGCAAACTCGTTGAGGTTGATAGCGATAAGTGTCGGGTCGGCGCTGTGATTGACCTGTGGACCTTCGCCCAGGCTTTCGAGGTATTCGTAGACCTCCCAAAACTCGGCAACCAGAGGATGGTCAGCGCTGATCGCGGATTGCCGCTCCAAGGCCATGGCAGTGAGTTGCTGGTGAGTCGTCACCACCTGGTTCTCATCCAGTGGGCAGATCAGGCAGAGGCAATCGACCAAGGCCATCATCTGGCTGTGGTTTTTGATGATCCGCTCAACACGGATTTCCTTGAGCTTGCGTAGGCGTTGTTCGTGCACCACCACGCGCTCAGCGAATTTCGCCATGACTTGTGGTTCTGCGCGAACCGCCAGCACGAGAAAGTGGCTTAGCTGTTCAACCGGGATCACGTTGAGATTGTCAGCGGCTGCACGGCTCTCGGTGGTAACTTCCGGCCGGGCAAAGTGTGATTTGATAATCCGGGTCAGGATGGCTTCCGACGCACTCACATCGGCGTTCTGACTAATGGCAATGGCGCCACGAAATGGCGGTTCATATGTTTCGTTACCGCTGGTTTTCATGCCCTTGGTGCCGAGCGTGCCGCCACCGAAGAAATCTTTAAGCTCATCCCAGTCGAAGCTTTTGGCGTGTGCTTTATCCGGTTCATTGCGGTCGCCCTCGATCAGCACCACCGGCATGTTGGACACCTGGCCCATGGCTCGCTGCCGACCGGCGCGGGTCGATTTTGACGGGTCGAATCCTTCGTGTTCTCGGCCCAACAATTTCCACAGAAAGGTCAGCAGCGTGGTTTTGCCGGCGCCGGCTTCGCCCGTGACTTCCAGAAACGGAAAGGATTTGTACTTGGCCCGTATCTGCTCGGCGAACAGCGAGCCAAACCAGAACGCCAGGGCAACGATTCCTTTGGCGCCAAAACACAGCCAGAGCATCGGCAGCCAGTCGGTTCGGTACTGCTTGTGATCCCGCTGAATATGCATCTTGATCGACTTCTGCAGCGTCTTGAGCCGCAGCTTTCCAAACTCGAAGAAGTCCTCCTTGTTCACCTCGCAAACCAGCCCATTGCGCATGGCCACATCACCGAATACATAAGCGCCGTATTCCTTGCTGTAACCCACGTAATCAATCGTCTCGACGGTTTTCAGGCCGTACAACTGGTCCTTTAGGATCTTGTCGAGCTGCTTGCCGCTTCCGGTGAATACCGCACCGGCGGCCATGCTCAGCAGGCGTTTTTTAAACTCGCTGGCCGCAGCCACCTGGCCACCGGTGAAGGTGTTTTTGACGCTGCCGCCGTCATGCGGGAAGTCGATGCGGTAGTAGTACCAGGACTCATCGGTGACGTCGTTGCGTTGGAAGTACAAAGCTTGGGGATAGCAGTTCGCAATCTCCACGACGCCACCGCACTGACGTAATGCTTTGGCCCGGCGCTGCTTATCACTGAGCTGTTGGTCCTCATGGCGCTCGGAGGTGTCCAGCGCCTGCATGGCTTTGTTGAATTTATCCAAGTCCATCTTGAACCAGTAAAGGCGGTTCTCGTACCCGAAGTGAAACTCATGGCTTTCACGCCATTCGTACATCAATACGCCTTTCTCGGCGGCGCTTTCGGCGATCAGTAGCGCGCCGTGGTGGCGTGCGGTCCGGAGGTCTTGTTCGACTTGCTCGGTGCGTTGCTCGCCGTCTTCGATAAATTGCCAACGCTGATGCAGGTCGTTCCAATCGATTTTACGGTTGTCGGGTTGCGGGATCTGCGCCGCGTCGCAGGTGTAACCCAAAGCGCGGGCTTCGCGGACCCAACGCTTGGTGTAGCGATGAGCGCCGGGTTCGTTATCCAGCGCCCAAACCAGTTTGGGGAGCTTTCCGCCTCGGTGGCGAGAGAGTTCTTTGAGTGACGTTTCGGGGAATACGTTGGAGGACATCGCCGACACGGCCGCGATGCCGTGATGGGCCAGGGCGATCGCATCGAAGATGCCTTCGACAATCCACAGCTCTTTGACCTCAAGCAACTCAACACAGGGCGGGCACCACCAGGTCCCTCGGTAACTTTCACCCGGTTGGAACCGGGCTTTCATCTTGCCGAAACGGTGAGGCCGATCGATCAACCGTTCCCAGTAACCGCCCTGATCAAGCGCAAAACGTACCGTCGCGCTGGCGGCATTCAATTCATCTGAGTAGTACGTCTCCTGGGTGAACCAGCCTTGGATCAACTCAAACCGAAAACCCCGGGCAAACTCCAGGTAGGCGCGGGCGGTCGCAGCGGGGAACTGATCGGAGGAGGGTGCGCGCTTGCTCCAGTCGTCGAACAGGTCCTCATAAATCTCCTTCA